AAGAATAAACGAAAAAAAATATAAAATTAATACTGATTTTAGAGTAGCTTTAAAATGTGATGAAATAGCTCGAGATGAAACGACTGGCGAGTATGAAAAAGCCTTGGCAGTCATCTATAAACTGTTCGGTGATGAAGGATTAAACGATAAACACAACCACGAAAAATTGTTAGAATTAGGAAAAAAATATTTGTTACGTAATCAAGAAAAAGAAACTGATGAAGATCCTGATATGGATTTTGAACAAGATAGAGGCTATATAAAAGCTTCTTTTTTTAGCGATTATAAACTGCAAGATATATACAGTGTTGAATATATGCATTGGTATGATTTTTACGATTATTTATTGGGTTTAACTGAAGATTGTGTTTTAAGTCGTGTTCGTTATATCAGAAGTTTAGACACTAGCGGTTTGACTGGGAAAGAACTGGACGAACGGATTAAACAAAAAAAGGCAGTTGAATTGAAGAAAAAACAAAAAATTATTTCTGAAAAACAAAGTAAAAGTGCAAATCGTTTTTTAGAATTAGCAAAATTGAAATAAAAGAGGTGATGTAATGGATGGATGGGTAAAAATAGGTGCTGAATTAGAAGATAGTAAATTAGATCAAGACTTAAAGAAATTAAAATCTAAACTTGAAGCAGAAGAAAAACAAATAAACTTTTTAGTAGATGAAGAACAAAAATTGAATGCAAATTTGGAAACAGAAGAATCGAAACGTGCAAAAATTTTATCTGTAATTAATGAAACTCAAAAAAAATTAAAAAACATTGAAAATATAGATTTTGATACTCTAGCACAAAGAATAAGTAGCGAAGAAAGGTATAAAAGTCAAATTTCAAATGCTAATGATAGCCTAAATGAGCAAGAAGATATAATTGCAAAAATAAATAATAGCTTGACTAAAAATGAGATATCACAAACAAAAATCAATACAAAAATAGATGATTATAAAAATAAAATAGAAAAAATTAATATCAATAAACAAGCAGAAAATTTTTCGAAAGTAAAAGATTCAATTAATGGTGTTGGAGAAAAGGTTGATAGTGTTGTAAAAAAAGTAGCAAAATGGGGTATGGCAGTGTTTGGAATAAGAACTGCATATTCCCTAGTGCAAAAAGCAATGAATATTATATCCCAAAGTGATGATCAAATCAAAACTGATATTGAATATATTAGCTATGCATTAGCAAGTACTTTAAAACCAATAGTCGATTGGCTCATTAAAGGAGTTTATACTTTATTAACTTATGTTAATTATTTGGCTCAAGCGTGGTTTGGAGTTAATTTATTTGCAAATGCGAGTGTAGACGCGTTTAAAAAAGCTACTAATCAAGCAAAAGAATTAAAGAAAACTACTCAAGGGTTTGATGAGATGAATATCCAACAGGATACTTCTTCATCAACAACAAGTTCGGCAGTTCCTAGTTTTGATTTATCTTCTTTAGAAGATGTACCAATTCCGAGTTGGCTGGTTTGGATAGCTGACAACGGAACTTTAGTTTTAGGAATTTTAACAACACTAGGAATTGTAATTGCAGGATTTAAATTTGCTAATTTTTTAACAAATTTATCTAAAATGGGAAAAGAATTAAGTGGCTTGCAAAAATGGTTAACAAAAACATTTTCTAATTTAACATTGATAAAAGGGTTAGGTATTGTCGCAATAATAACTGGAGTTGTTTTATTAATCGGAGACTTAATAAGTTTTATTAAAAATCCAAGTTGGTCAGGTTTCGTAAAAATAGTTTCAGATATCGCAATAATTCTTGGAGGTTTAATAACATTATTAACAGGAAATTGGATAGGACTTCTTATTGCAGGAATAGGACTTGTTGTCAGAGCTTTTGCAGGTCAAAAAGACGCGATTTTATCAGTAGAAGACGCAACAAAAAATTTACAAGAAGCTCAAAAAAATCTAGAGAATGCAAACGATTCATACATATCTTCAATAGAAAAATCAGAAGAGGCATTGAAAAAGCTTGAAGAAGCCGAAAAAACCACTGGTTTAAGTGGGGAAAATTTATATAATCAAGTCAAAAATGGAACATTAGATTACAAAGATATGACCCAAGCTCAAAGAAATGTATATAAGGCATATCTAGAAAATGATAAAGCTCAAAAAGATTTAAAAACATCTACAGATACATTAACTCAAGCAAAAAAAGATGAAACTTTAGCTTCTTGGGATAATCAATTAGCGATTGCTTCCGAAACTGGAAATTATGACGAATATAAAAAAGCGGTAGTGGACGCATTTAAAAAAGGCGAATTAAGTTCAGAAGAGGCTAGAGATTTAATCGAAAAATCCATGAGTAGAATGAGCGACGCTTCACAAAAGACTTTTATGGAAGATTTACCCGATGACATCAAAAACGGTATGGATCCTGATAGATATCAAACTTTCGGTCAAGGATTAAAGAATTGGTTTGGCACAACTTTTAGTGATATAGGCAAAGGAATTGGAAACTTTTTTACAGAAACTTTGCCAAGTTTTATTGCAGGTTCTTTTGAATCATTAAAAACTTTTTTTGGCAAAACAATGCCAAATTTTATTTTGGAAAAAATAGAAGCTATGATTAATGGTTTGATAAGTGGGTTTTACGGAATGATAAATAAATTAATCAGCGGATTAAACAATGTCGTTGATATGATAAACAAAATTCCTGGTATAAACATAGGAAAAATCAATCTATTGTCAGTGCCTTATGCGACTTTGCCAAGACTGAAAACTGGCGGAATTATCAACTTGCCGGGTCAAGGGGTTCCTGTTGGCGGTGGACGTGCTATTGGCGGAGAAGCAGGAATTGAGGGTGTAATTCCTTTAACAGATTCTCAAGCCATGGAAACGTTAGGAAGTGCTATCGGAAGATACATCACAATAAATGCAACGATAGAGAATAAAATGGACGGTCGAGTAATCGGTAGACATGTTCAAAAAATAAAAGCTGAAAACGATTTTTTGATGAATAGGTAGGTGATAATCAGTGTTTATAGATGAAAATAGTATAAAGATAAATGGAATATCTTTTGGAAAATATTTATTGCAAGTAAAGTTTGGTTATCACAAAATATGGAGTAAAGATAGTGGCAGAAATTTAGCGGGAGATAATTCGGGAACGCTAAAAGGAATATATCCAAAATTAACAATGCAATTTAGAGCGTTAACTGGAACCGAACTTGAGACACTTTCACCAATTTTTGATAGTGTCACTCAAAGTGTTATATATTATGATCCAAATAAAAAAACCAATATAACTTTATCAACTTATACTGGTGATTGGGAAGTAGTAAATAAAACAATAATAGATGCTTTCAATAAAAATGAAGGTTTTTCTATTGCTTTTATTTCTAATAAAAAGAGGGTGTAAAAATGAAAATACATACATCTCAATTTAAAGAAGGAATAAAAACTTTTGGTCGTGAAATTGACGCTAAAATAAGTTATGATGAGACTATTTTAGGCAGTGAAGTATTAAATTATCTTAAACCTAGTTTTAACGTAGAATTATTTAAAACTATAATGAAGAAAGTGGAATTTGATAGTAATGTTAAAGTACCAGTCAAAAGTTGGGTTAAGCCTGAATTTGGTATTAAAACTGACGATTATGAATATTTAAATTATGGTAATTATTACATAAATGAAGAACCCGAATACTGTGTTGATACTAAAAGTTATGTTCATAAGGGATATGACAGGATGATTGAAAGCATGGTTTATTATGATGAAGATCCACTAGGAATTGAATATCCTATTTCATATAAAGAATTAATTAAATCTATTGCAACAAAATTAGGTTGGACGTTTAGTCAAACAAATTTCCCTAACGAAAATACAATGATTGAATATGATTTGTATAATGATTTAGGATATATTTATCGAGATATTTTAGATGACTTGTGTCCTGCCTCAATGGGCAATTTTATAGTAAATGATAATGGCGAATTGTTTATCAAATATCCCGAGGAAACAGAAGATGTAATAGACGCCGAATTCTTGAAAGAAGACAATATTTTTATCGGCAAAAAAGTTGGAGCAATAAATTCTTTGGTCTTAAGTCGAGCAGATGATAGTGATACTATTTATAGAAAAGATGAACAGAGCATAAAAGAAAATGGATTAAATGAGATTAAAATAAGAGATAATCTTTTATTAAGTTCTTCTTTTAGAGGCGATTTCATAGATGAAATGTTCGATAAGATAAAAGGTTTTGAATATCAAACGATAGACGTTGCTTCAACAGGTATTGCGTATTATGAACCTCTCGATAGATTTACAATAAGTCATGAAGGAACTAATTATTCAGTAGTGTTATTTAATAGTGAGTTGAATATTGAAGACGGAGTTAGTGAAAATTTATTTTCACCTGAATTAGAAGAAAGTGTAACTGATTATACGACTTCTGCATTAACTGATAAAGAAAAAAAGAATGCTTCAATAATTGCATATAAAAATCAAGCGAAAATTGAAATGCTTACTAAATCTATGTACGACTTTGAAAAAAAAGTTAGTGGAAAAAATACGATTCGTATAATGGACGCCGTAGCCACATATGTAGATTATTTTGAGGTAATTGCTAATCAACTACAAGCAAATTATAATTTTTTCGGAAGATTCTTTTTTGGAAGAATATTTTCAAGAAAAGGCTATGATAGTAGTAGATTTTTAACAGTTTATGTTGATACATCACCAAAGGATAATCCTACAGAAAATCTAAAAATTTATACTTACGATTTAATTGAATCTTTGAGAGGATATAAAGGAAAAAATGACCGATTCGTAATAGAAAATGTTCAAAATGAAAATGGTCAATACTCAATAAAAATAAGAGTTTATCGAAATGTAGAATTAGTTGACGGAATACTAAAAATATTAGATGAAGAAATAATTCAAGAAATCGAAGGAGAAGTTATCAAATTTAACAATGGTGACAATTATTTATATGTTAATGATGAATATATAACAAATAAAATGAATGTTACTTTTGCAAATAATACAGAGTTGAATAAGTGGTACGCTACTAAAGTTGAACTAGGAAGTACTTTTACAATAACTGATGAGAAGATAACATCAGAAGTTAGTAAAAAAGTTGGATATGATGAAATAAAATCAGCCATAAATCAAAGTGCGGAGGAAATCAAAATTCAAGCAAAGGATATTTCTTTAGAAGGATTAGTTACTGCTAACGGATACTTTAAAATTTTAGAAGATGGGTCTTTTGAAGCAATAAATGGTACTTTTTCAGGAGACATATATTTGGGTGATGGAAAAGTTATTTCTGAAAATGGATTAATGACAAATTTGCAATTTCGTTCAGGCGGAAGATTTTATGATTATGATTTATTAGGTTTTAATACTTCTACCGAAACTTGGGCAAATTATTATTCTGATATATCATTAGATGTTGATATTCCAAGTGGATTTGTTATTACAAACGCAGTTCTTACTTTGTATCATACACCAATTTGGTGGTGGTTTGATTATCAATTTGAAGGTTGGGGAAGTGCAAAAAATCTTAAATTGTACAAAACTAACAATCCGAATAGAAACCATAAATTTTATTATGGATTTGGAACTGAATACGTGACTGAGTTATCTTCTTCTTATTTAACAGAAATTAGTGGTGCTTTTGGGACAGATAGTTATACACCTAGTAATACATCAGATAATACAATTGAGACAAAATCAACAATTAACTTAAAAAACTATATTAATAGTGGAAATAATAAACTAATCATAAGAACTGCTAAAAGTATACCTTCTATGCCTGCTTCTGGTACATATGATATATCGGTTGATACAGGAATGGCTAGAGCAGTATTAAATATAACTGGTTATACAAAATTCAATTTATAGAATAAGGTGAGAAATGAAAAAAATAGAAGAATTAAAAAATAGGATATCAGAATATCCTAATAGGGTTAGAGACCAAAATAATAATTTGTATGAATTTGAGCCTGATGAAGGAAACGTTGAACAAATTGGTGACTTAATATGTGCCGAAAAAATAAATCCAGTTATAAATGGAATAAATGATTTATCTTTCTTTCATTCGACAGAAGGAGAAAATTCTACATATAAATTAGCACTAGAAAATTGGTTAACAAGCGAAGGTTCTTGTATTCCAGTTTGGTTTAAAAGTGGTAGTGTAGATAAAGCTACAATGCAGATAAACGAAGAAGAAATCTACGACATTATGAACTCAAATGATGATGGCATTATAGGAAGCGAACTGATAAATAAGTTTGCTTTTTTAATGTTTGATGGTGAGAAGTTTATTTTGTTTAGCTCAGGGAGTGGTGCTGGTAGTGGGTTTAGCGATTTACCAGTTGGTGCAATCATTGAATTTTTTGGAGATGAATTGCCGAATGGTTTTGACTATTGTGATGGATTAGACGGAAGACCTTTGTTAATATCTAATGGTATCGTGGATATAGCGACAGGCAAAGAAACTTTTTTAGGCTATAAAACTAATGGCAAATGGACTTATGCTAAAAAAGTACAAACTGGTGGATTGCCAAATGCAACTGCAAAAGAAATAAGCACAGGTTTAACTGATGTTGAATATTTTCAATATAATGGTAATGCTTTTAACGGTGCAAATAAACTTTCTTTACCAAATTCCTCACCGTTCGAAGCTTCAAACATTCACGTGAATGTTAGTGAAATTAATAATCAAATAACTATCCAAACAGGAATTGATAGAACAGCCTATACTTCTAGTTACATTGATGTTAAATATACAAAAAATAATGATAGTTTCGAGCCTCAATATAAAATAATCAAAACTAAAAGCGGTCATGCCGATATCTACGATTCCAAACAAATTGGAGAAGTAGGTATTACTTATTTAAGTGAAGCTCCTTATAATTGTAAAATTATTGATGGAGAAAATTGGTCAAAAAGTGAATATCACAAATTGTGGGCAAAAGCCAAAATTGAAATTGAAAGTGGAATTAATACATTATTTATAGATATTGATGATAATTATTTCAAAGTTAAATTACCTCAATTTCCTGTCTCTAAAAATAGTGAAATTGAATTTAATGTTTTGGGTAAACAGGGCGGAAAAAAAGAACACACTTTGTCTATTGCTGAAATGCCAAACCATTATCATGGATTATCAAACGGTGTTGATTACCTTTTTGTCCGAGGTGCCGTTGGAGGTTTAGAAAAAATTGGAATAACTACGAATTCTTCTGGTTGGTGGAGTGATGAATTTAAAGGAGCCTCAACGTTTAAAGCCGAAGGTGGCAATCAACCACACGATAACAAACCGCCTTATACAGTTGTTAATTTTTATATTTGTTATGATACTACACCATACACAGAAAATTTAAATAATTTAGATGAAAAACTAGAAGAAATAAATAATAAAGTATCGGTATTAGAATCTAAAACAATAAAAAAAGGCGTTTTAACTTATAATGCATTTACAAAAATAGAAGCTTACGCAAATGATCTAATTAAAAATAGTGATGGCTTAGTTACTCTAAATTTTGGAGGCACAGTAAATATTTCTAGCAATACTACAATAATGACTATACCTGAAGAATTTAGACCTAAAGGAAGTATTTATACGGCAGGCATCGTAGATGGCATTGTTTGTCAAATTGCCGTTACTTCTGGTGGAAATGTAAACTATGCACCACAAAACGGAACTGTGACAATTGCTCGTGGATTCGTTAGTTGGTATGTATAAAGAGGAAGGTGAATAAATGATAACAACATTGATTAATTGGGCAATACCAACTTTTTGTACCGGAATATTAGGATTAATAACAATTTTTGGCAAGAAATTTTTAGCCAAAATAGATAACATAGATAAAAAAGTTGACTCTTTAAATAATACCGTTAAAACAAATGATTTGGCTATTTTATGGAGTCAGTTAAAAAGCAAAACGGACGCCATTTTAGAAAAGGGTTTTTGTACTACAGACGATAAATATTGTTTAGAGGCTTTATTGAAGTGTTATAAAGAAATGGAAGGTAATCACGGCATGGAAGCAACAGTAACCATGTGTTTAGCTTTGCCATCAAAAAAGAAAGAAGGTAAATAGAAATGGAACAATTTTTTAGTTGGGGGATGTTGTTAAACTGGGCAACATTTGTCTCAGTAATTTTTGGAGTCACACAATTTTTGAAAGATATAAAATATATAAATAAAATTCCGACAAAATATATGTCGTTTTTTATTGCATTTGTAATTTTAATTATTACACATATTGCAACAGGAACATTCGCTTATACTGATATATTACTTTATTTTTTATCAGCAATATTTGCTGGTATGAATGCGAATGGTATTTATGATTTTAAAACAAAGAAAGAGAGTGATAACAATGAATAGAGTGTTAAATAAAAGTACTAAAATTACTGTAGCATATAGCAAAAGTCATGAAGCAGTTGATTTAGGTTGGAGTTTGCTTCCAATGGAAGTATTAGCCCATTCAAGTGGAACGGTAGTTATTGCAGTAACTGGCAAAAAAAATAATAAAGGCTCTACAGGAACAGAATCCTATGGCAATTTCATTAAAATCAAACACTCTAATGGTTGGTATACTTTGTCTGCTCATTTGTCTAGAGTAGATGTAAAAGTTGGTCAAACAATCGAAAGAGGGCAAATTATCGGGATTATGGGGAATAGCGGTAATGCTTATGGTATTCATTTACATTTTGAAGTTAGAAATGAAAAAGATATTAAAGTTAATCCAACTGATTTCTTAAATGCTGATTTACCAAATTTATCAACTGAACCAGTAAATGAACCAGTTGAACCAGTAAGTGAACCAGTAATCTACACTGTATTAAAAGGTGATAATTTAACTAAAATCGCAAGAAAATATAATACTACAGTATCGAAATTAATTGAATTGAATTCAAATAAATATCCAAAAATTAAGTCATCAAAGGGCGATTATATTCAAACTGGATGGACTTTAAAAATAAAATAAAAGAGTTATCTTCGGATAGCTCTTTTTTTAGTGCAATAAATTATTCTCTTTAATATATTAAAATATTATAGTAAAATATTAATAGGTGATAATATGGCAC